ATCCCAACTATCACAATGCCAATCGTAATATTGATTTAATTTATATTTTGTAAATTGACAAGATTCCGATCTTTCCCACTCAAAATTCCAACCTGCCATTTCATTTGCTCTGTGCACATATGGATGTAATTCTTTATATATCCAAGTGTCATTAAGCCATACTAGATCAGACTTTCTTTTACGTTGTATATTCTTAACATCTTCTTTTGTTAATTTTTCTTTGTTATAACCACCGGTTCTAGCTAACACTTCTTTTTGTTTATTAGCGTATGCTATAACATCGTCACAAAATCTAGGTGTTAATGCACCACTAAAATACCAATAATAATTAGATATATTCATAAGTTATAGTTTGCACAAAATTTAAACTATCTTTTTGATTATTAGTTAAGTAATACATATTAGTTGATGGAAACATTATAAATTTATTATTTTCTAATGGTATGTCCCAGCTTCTTCCTTTACGTCTATTATCTTCATAATGTATTCTGACCATACAATCTTTAACTTTTACACCATACAATAGTGTAAAATCTGGTGAGTTACGTAAATCTACTGGATCAATATTAAGTAATGGTGTTGTAGTTTCCGCAGGTTTATAAGTGTTACCCCACGTTTCTTTGTTCACTAAACCTATACCATATTCAAGACCAATGTGATCTCGCATATATGTATTTAACATATCCCAAGTTCTTGAAAATGGAAAATTTTTGTTTTGAATTATTGATTGTAAAATGTCACTTGATAATTTATCTCGGTCAATGTCCCAATCTTTAGGCATTGCCACATCACCATAATATAGAGCTTGCTCTGTTAATACTTTCTTCTGCATACCACCACCATTTTTAATTTATGCTTTTGCGTCTGTCAAGTCCCAAGATTGATCAGCTTCATTCCAAACGTAATACCAGCCGTGAGTATCTGCTTCATTTTGTGATTTTTGTTCGGCTGTTAATGCAGGAGGATCACCTATTGGTGATTTCCAAGATGCAGTTGTAGTATCTTTTACCCAAGATGAAAAAGGTTTTTTAGGCCAAAAGATATTGTTATCTTCATCCCATTCATAACCTATACCTGCGTAGTTTCCTCTAAATGCTTTTGAGTTATCGCCAGAGTTATGTTTATTACCAGATGTATTATATGAAGTTTGAATCCACATTTGTGCAGGCCAATTATTGTGATGTTCTAAATATTGTTGACCTACTGATTCATCTTCAACACCATCAGCATTTAACATATCTTTGTTATCAAGTGTTAATACTTGAATAACTTTACTGTTAGCTCCTAGTTTTGCAAAATGTGCCATAATGTTTCTCCTTATATATTAATTTTAATTACCATTCAACTACTGAAATTTATATCTTATTATTACAATTCCTGAACCGCCGGTTGCACCATTAGTACCATTAGAAAAACTAGCACCACCTCCACCACCAGAGTTAGTTCCACCAGCTCCACCATTTCCAGGACCTGAAGCAGCTGAACCTGCATTAATTGCTGATCCACCACCAGCTCCAGCACTATCAGTAGGAACAGATCCACCTCCACCTCCGCCACCAATTCCACCAGCTCCACCAGTGTTAGCGTGAGATCCACCACCACCGCCACCGCCCCAGTAGTAGTTATTACCATCAATATTATTTTGTTTTCCAGCGCCTCCTGCACCAGCGTTTCCACCAGTTCCACCAGCACCATTTCCACCAACTGCTGCGGCACCACCTCCGCCACCACCTCCAGATTGGTGACCTGCTCCTGATCCACCATCGAAACCTTGAACGGGTGATGCGGGTGAAGATTGAGCGGGAGTATTTCCTGACCCTCCTGCTGCTATTGGGGGAGCTTGAGTCCCAGGTCCACTAGCAGATCCACCACCACCGCCTGATCCACCACTAGCACCAGCTACTCCACAACCACCATCATAACCTCCACCGCCACCACCACCGTTTGAAGTGATTGTACTCCAAGTAGAATTAGAACCTGATGTTGCTGTCCCACCTGCACTAGGAGCAGCAGATTGTCCAGCGCCACCCCCACCAACTGTAATTGGATAAGCTTGTGCTGTAACTGTTTCTGTGCCTGCGTTACCATTAGGACTTGGAAAAGATCCTCTAAAACCTCCTGCACCTCCTCCACCAGAGTGTTGAGTGGCTCCGCCACCTCCACCAGCGACTACTAAATAATCTATTTTGTTAGAACCTGCTGCATTACCAGCATTACTTACAGTGAAAGTTCCTGGTCCTGTGAATGTATGAACTTTAAAATTTGTACAAACAGTGGCTGTTGTGTTTCCACCAGAAGCTGCAACAAAAGCTGGAGTTAATCCTGTTTCTGTGTCCTCTGCATTTTGAACATTAATCCAACCTTCAGTTCCATCCACATAAACTAAAGTAATAGCCTGACCATTAACATTTAATATTGCATCATCCGCTACACCACCTATTTTTTCAGAACCATTTGGACTAATTGTTAAATTATTTGTATTAAAAGTTCTTGTATAATCTGAAAGAGCTACAATTGCACCCGCTGATCCAGCAGGTAGGTTTACTGTAAAACCACCAGATGTTGTATTACAAAAATATCCTTCGCCACTTGCTGCTGTAAATGTGCTTGTTTTAATACTAGATGTTTGCCAATCTACTGCACCTGTTCTACCAAAACCTGTCTGTGTTCCATTGTTTGTAATTGTTACACCACTAGGAATTGTGAATGTGTCTCCACTATCCCCTAATGTAGTTGTACCACACGCTGTTCTTGGACTAATTTTATTTACTTTTATTTCACTCATATTACCTATTGAAATTTGTACCTTAATATTACTATTCCTGATCCACCGTTTCCAGCATCAGAACCATTATTACCAGAACCAGCTCCGCCACCACCAGAATTATCTCCACCATTACCACCTGTTTTATTTGAAGATGGACTAGTGTTAGAACCATTTCCTCCAGCATTAATTGCTGATCCTCCACCGGTTCCAGCAGTACCACTACAAGAACCGCCGCCACCACCACCGCCAATTCCACCAGCTCCACCTAAATAATCGTGAGATCCACCACCGCCACCACCACTCCAGTAGTAGTTATTACCATCAATATTGTTTTGTTTTCCAGCACCTCCTGCACCAGCAGTATTTGTTGGAGATGTACCAGCGTTAGCTCCAACTGCTGCAGCACCGCCACCACCGCCGCCTCCATAATTGTGACCAGTTCCAAATCCGCCAGCGTGACCTTGAACGGGGGATGCGGGCGAAGATTGAGGAGGAGTATTTCCTGCTCCTCCTGATCCTTGTTCACTAGTTGTGCCACCTGGAGCCCCAGATGCACCGCCGCCGCCTGATCCACCACTAGCACCAGCAACAAAAGGACCTGAACCATTGTAGCCTCCACCGCCACCACCACCAGCTGAAGTAATTGAATTCCAAGTTGAATTAACACCTGGCGTTGCTGTTGTATTTACGTTAGGGCCAGTAGGAGTTTTTGCTCCTCCACCCCCAACTGTTACTGGATAACCTTGAACTGAAACTGGTGTTGTACCTGCGTTACCATTAGGGCTTGGAAAAGATCCTCTAAAACCTCCTGCACCTCCACCACCAGAGTGTTGAGTAGCTCCGCCACCACCGCCGGCAACTATTAAATAATCTACTTTGTTAGATCCTGCAGAATTTCCTGCAGAAGATACACAAAATGTACCTGGACCTGTAAATGTATGAACTTTAAAATTTGTATCAACGGTTGCAGTTGTGTTTCCTCCTGTTGCTGCTACAAATTGTGCTCCTACTACTGAATCATCTACGTTTTGAACATTAATCCAACCTTTTGTTGAATCTACATATATAAAAGTTGCAGCTTGACCATCATTCGCTAACACTGCATCAGTTGCTATACCACCAATTTTTTCTGAACCATTTGGACTTATTGTAAAATTATATGTTCCAAAATTTCTTGCATAATCAGAAAAAGCTACAATAGCTCCTGCTGATCCAGCAGGTAAATTTGCTGTTAGAGCACTTCCAGAATTTATAAAATATCCTTCACCATTTACTGCGGTAAATGTAGCAGTCTTTGGTGTTGTTACCCAATCTACAGTTCCTGTTCTACCAAAACCTGTTTGCGATGCACCTGATGCAAGAGTAATGGTATCGCCACTTGCACCTAAAGTTATTGTGTTAGAGCTTTCATTAATGATGTTAGCACCGCATTGGTTTTGTATGTTGTTTACTTTAATTGTACTTGTCATAATTATTGATATTTATACCTTATTACAACTATACCTGATCCGCCTGCTCCACCAGTAGCATCTGTTGGTGATCCACCAGCGCCACCTCCTCCTCCAGTGTTAGCTGTTCCTGCACCTCCTGTGCCACCAGGCGAAGTTCCTGATCCACCACCACCTGATCCTCCTGAACCATCTGTACTACTAGAAGAAGCCCCACCTCCTCCTCCAGCTCTAGCAACTGGTGATAATGTTATAGATGATGTTACACCTGCACCTCCATTACCTCCAGCACCTGGAGAAGCATTAGAACCAACTGCTCCAGCACCGCCTCCTCCACCACCAGAATATTGTGGACCTGCAGAACCTTGTCCACCATTATTTCCTTGTGATGGACTTACAGGAGGCTCATTTCCTTTACCACCTAAATGATTAAAAAAACCACCTCCACCTCCAGATCCACCTTGTCCACCATTATATGTGCTTGTTGATGTTGAGCCATCTGAAATTGTAGTTGGTGGTCTAACTTCTCCAGGACTGTTATTCATTCCACCATCGCCACCTCCTACAGATGTTATTGTGCTAAAAATCGAATTTGAACCAAATCCATTTACATAAGCTCCTGGTCCTTTTCCTGTTCCACCTCCGCCGACTGTAATTGGATAACCTGTTACTGAAATAGGTAAAGAAGTTGAACTTGCTAATGGACTAGCTGCATAACTACCAGATGTAGTTGAACAATGAGATTCTCTATAACCTCCTGCTCCACCTCCTGCTCCACCTCCGCCAGGGTTAGTAGAACCACCAGCACCACCTCCTCCAGCTACTACTACATAATCTACTTTTGCTACTGGACCTGCACCCGCTGAAACACAAAAAGTACCTGGTCCTGTGAATGTATGAATTTTAAAATCTCCGCAAGTTGTAACGGTTCCACCTGTTGCTGAAATAAATACATTTTTTTCTGAAGAACCAACATTTTCATTAACAGGTACCCAACCTTGTGTTGCATCAACATAAACTACTGTTAATGTATTTCTATCTCCAGAAATTTCACCATCATTAGCAGCTCCTTCAAAGTTAGAACCATTTCTTGCTAAAAAAATACTATTAGTTCCAGCTGTTCCTGCATAATCTGCTACTGCTACTATATCACCTGATGATGGTGAAGCTGGAAGTGTAACTGTGATTGCACCTGAAGTGGTATCTACGAAATAACCCTCACCATTTGCTGCTGTGAAAGTCGCTGTTTTAATAGATCCAGTTTGCCAATCAACGGTCCCTGTTCTACCAAAACCAGATTGACTAGCACCACTTCCTAAAGTTACTGTATCACCAGATTCACCTAGTGTTAAAGTAGTTCCGCATTGTGGTGCAACTGTATTTACCTCTATTTTACTCATTAAACTATTACCAACGTTCCTGTTACTGTTATAGTTGCAGGAATAGTTATTGGTCCTGCTAGTACAGCGCTTTCTATAGTTTGTGTACCATCAATCGTTGCCGCTTGATTGGGTATAAATTCATTCGGTCCTGTTTGGCCTCCAATATATTGGATACCATTTATTATTGCAGTCATAATTCCTCCTACGAACTAATTGTATCGATGTACGAAAGAACCACGTCTAAACTACTTGCTGTATCAGAGACGGCTTCTAACGTATCACCACTAGCTAAAACAATTTTTGCTCCACCTTGAATTAATTCAATTGCAGAGTTTGGTGGAATAACTACTCCTTTTGCTAAAAAGTAATCAGCTCCGCCTTTTGCAATCTTAACATCAATTGCAATAGTTGATGTTAAAATATTACAACATCTAATACCAATAACTGCATCATAGTTTCCACCCGCTAACAGTGTAGTATCTGATGTTCCAATTGTTCTAACTAATACGTTTCTAAAATCTTGTGCCATATTTATTTCCTATAATGCAACCGCCATTGCTAATGCAAAACCATTGCTTGCTGCTCCTACCGGATTACCTGTAGCATCTAAATAAACAGATTTACTTGCAGGTAAAGTACAGAACACATCTTTTGTACCTGAACTAAAATCTACAGCTGAGTCTGAATTAGAACTGGAGATAACTTGAGTTCTAGCTAAGTTAGCACTTGATCCATCTAATGTACCACGTCCTACCTCAAACTCACTAGTACCTTGATTAAAGATACAATAATAAGTTTCATTGTTGTTTCCTATTCCTGCTGCAAAAGTTTCAAAACCAGTTGCCGCTGAACCAAGTGCGAACGCACCTGTGCCAGTAGTTGTGCTTGTTACTTTTACTCTGTCATTTATTACTAAAGCCATTTATTCTCCTATGCCATACTTATAATTGCATTGGCTGGTGTTGCTGGATCTGGGAAGGTAATTTTAAACGTGCCATTAGTTGCAGTTTTATTTCCTCCAAAATCTAAAACAACGCAAAGTTTATCACTGTTAGTACTATTATAAATAGCTGCAAAGGCTGCTGTAAAAGTTGCTGATGACCAAGTTGCATCTGCAAAGTCTACTGAAGCAACTGCTGTCGAAGCAGCAACAGCTTGTGAACCTAAAGTTTCTCCACCTGTTGTGTAGTTACTTCCTCCAGAAGAACTAACTTCGCTAGTTCCTACTTTAACCGTGCTTGATGTTGTATACGGATTTGCTGTGTACAACGCTATTTTAAATGTGTTACCACCAGAAGAAAAATTATGCGTTCCCGAAAAGAGTTCTCCTCTAAATGAAAAAGGTATTACGTTTGCCATATTTTTTATCTCCTTTAATAACTTGATGGTGATTCAGATTTGATAGGAAGACGAATAACACCATCATTGTATTCGTTTCTGCGTCTACGACCAATTTGTTCGGTAGCATACGTTTCTAAAGCTTCTT